GCAGTTCGGAGTGGACATTAAGTGGGGAACTTATTGGATGGCACGACAGTTTGGCGTGTCACCACTGGTTGACCTTACACCATACACAGATGAGAAGATTGAGTTCTTAGTTGAAAACTTTGATAAGGCTCGCAAGTCTGGTATCTTTCTACCGAATACAAGCAACTGCCAGTACAAGTGTGGACTCACCGAGTTCTGTCAGTTCTCTACGAAGACAGGCAAATAATGGACAAAGACTTAATCGGTGTAGATGGTTATCTACAGGGTTACTATGATGGCATAGTGTCTGGCAACGGACTACTTAACGCTAGGTTGCACGAGATTCGAATGTTCGTTGAAGATTTAATTGAGAAGACAACCAAGCCGGAAGCATTAGAAGATATACAACTACACTCAGGAGAAAATAAATAATGGCTAATGAAGACTGGAAACTACAAGTAAGTTACAAGACACCAGCAGGTGATATGATTAATATCCGTGCTAATACAGCAGATGAACTCAGCGTATTGCTTGAAGGTATCGGTGATTACTCTACACAGATTGCATCTGTTCAGCGACTTGTGGTTGCGAGTTACAATGCAGCCCCTTTGGGGACAGCAGGTTCAACTCCAAGCACCGCAACATCTGGCTACTCCGCACCGACCCCTCCAGTGGCTCAGTCGCTTACACCTCCACCAAGCGCAGTGACACCAGCAGGGACAGCGAGCCCGACTTGCATCCACGGAGCACGAATCTTCCGACAGGGAGTGAGCAAGTCAACTGGGAAGCCTTACGCATTCTGGGCTTGCCCGACACCTCAGGGAACACCTGACCAGTGTAAGCCAGTAAACTAATAGACAACGTTGGAGGACCGTAGGTATCGCCTGGCATCTTATGATGAATGAATACTTACGGTCCTTCTTCCATAGAGAAGGGAATGAAGAACAATGCGTACACTTGTCCGCTCAGTTGGTCGTCCCAGTATCGGTGGTGAACCGTTGCCTTCCTGCTTTAAAGCGTTCGAACAGAATAAAATTATCGTCCGACGCTCTGAAGTTTCGATGTTCGCAGCAGCACCAGGAGTAGGTAAGTCAACGTTAGCGTTGGCACTGGCTCTTAAGATGCGAGTACCAACATTATATATTTCAGCAGATACAAATGCACACACAATGGCTATGCGATTAGCCTCAATGATTTCAGGTAAGTCACAAGGTGACGTAGAGAAAATGCTACTCACTGATGTGGGTTGGACTAAGGCAATCCTTGCCAAGGGTTCACATATAGTTTGGTCATTCGAGTCAGCACCAACACTCGAAGATATTGCAGAAGAAGTACAGGCATTCGAAGAGTTGTGGGGTTGCCCACCTACTTTGATTGTAGTAGATAACCTAATGGACGTAGCCACTGATGGTGGTGAAGAGTTCGCATCTATGCGAGCAGTGATGAAGGAGTTGAAGTATCTTGCGCGAGCAACTAATGCAGCAGTGGTCGTACTACACCACACGTCGGAAGCTATCCAAGGCAATCCGTGTCAACCTCGCTCTGCTATCCAGGGAAAAGTCGCTCAGTTGCCAGCTCTCATTTGCACTCTCGGTGTTGTCGGGACTTCAATGGGAGTTGCTCCGGTCAAAAACAGATACGGCAGAGCCGACGCGAACGGCAGTCTAATGACTTGGGTTGCATTCAATCCTGAGTATATGTTTATGGAAGACATTCCGGAGAACGTATGACTCACGATGAATTACTAGCAAGGTTAGATTTATCTAATGAACACCTAATTCCTTATGAAGAGTTTGAGAAACGAAATTCAGCTCTTAGTGCAGTGGTTGAGATGTGTAAACCATCTGACTGGGATAATGATGATAACTTCTACTGGAAGAAAGCATTGCTTGAAACGATTGAACGGAACCTTCGATGACAACTAGAAAATCACACAAGGCAAGAGGAGCAACATTTGAAACTGATATTAGAGATTGGTTTCGTAGTCGTGGCTATGATGCTGAGCGGTTGGCTAGGGCTGGTGCTCGGGATGAAGGCGACGTGGTGGTACGTTCAGACTTCCTCGGAAGTATTGGCATACTTGAATGCAAGGCACCAGGTGCAGGAAATGCAATCAACCTCAGCGGATGGACAGCAGAAGCACAGGTTGAAGCGAAGCACTACGCGCAATCCCGAGACATTGAAAGAGAATCTATATTACCAGCAGTGGTTATCAAAGCAAGAGGCAAAAGCATCAGCGATGCCTACGTTGTAATGAGATTGGGTGATTTATTTGAGTAACGACCTACCACCAATCAAGGATATCTTAAACCATTATGGTGCAATACTTAGACGAGACCACGGTCAGGTCAACTTACGTTGTCCTTTCCACGGTGACAGTCACCAATCAGGAACAGCAAACTTAGATGATAATATATTCTGTTGCTTCGCTTGCGGAGTACAGGGTAATAGTTTACAGATTATAGCACAGCAGGAAGGAGTTGACATACGTGAAGCAAGACGATTTGCAGAAGGAATTACTGGCACAAGCAGTGAGAAAGTACAAAGCAAATATCTCTCAAGCCGCTCCTTACCTAAGCGGTCGAGGAATCACAGCCGAGGCAGCGCATTTAGCGCACTTGGGGGTAGTCGTTGACCCTGAGCCAGGACACGAGCAGTACGTTGGTCGACTTGCTATCCCTTACATAACTAAGACTGGCATAGTAGACTTACGATTTAGAAGCTTGAACCCAGCAGTAGAACCAAAGTATATGGGTCTTACTGGTGCAACAACCAAGATGTACAACGTTATGGATATAGAGAGAGCAGGTGATTGGATTGGTGTATGCGAAGGTGAACTCGATACTCTCACTCTTTCAGCCCTTGTTGGCATCCCTTGCGTTGGTGTACCTGGTGCGAACTCTTGGAAGAAACACTACACCAGAATGCTCGCAGACTTCGAGCGAGTCTTTATCTTCGCAGATGGAGATGACCCAGGACGAGAGTTCGCTAACTCGCTCTCTAGAGAACTACCGGTTACTATCATCCAAATGGAACAGGGAGAAGACGTCAACTCTTCCTATGTCAAGTATGGAGCAGATTATATCAGAGAGAAAGCAGGGCTAGTAAATGAAGAGTAAAGATATTCCTCCTTGCCCAGAGTGTGGTGAGCGTTTCGATAATGTGTTCGATGCATCAGACCACTTGCTCGAGGATAATGAGATGGAGTTCGACCCCGCTCTTATCCTGCCTGGTGGGTATAGGTTGATGGTTGGTTCGCTACTGCGTTGCATCTATCGCTACGCTCACGAACCAGAACAGATTGAAGAGATAGTACAGTCAACATATATGACATTGTATGCAGCAGAGCATAGCCCTGATACAATCAATGAAACTGTAGAAGATATGATTGTAGAGTCTAGTATGCAGGGATTAGAGAATGAAATCGAACAACTACTCAAAGGCGGAGCGTGAAGAGATATGGCAGATTATAACCCATCTAAGCGAACAAGGGCTGAACGTGAAAGCGTTCTCCGTCAGCGACTCGATGCTGACAATGACGGTGCAAGTGCCGATACTAAGTTCAACAACGACGTAGCATACACAACTTCTGAGTTGTTTGATTTGCTTCTAAAGAAGCACGCAGATTACGGACCAAAGAATATCTCACAGTCACCAGGTGGTCCACTCAATGGTCTGCGTGTACGTATGTGGGATAAGTTGGCACGTATCAATAACCTTGTAGAGTCTGGCGTTGAGCCAGAGAACGAATCACTTGAAGATTCATTTAAGGATATGGCAAACTATGCAATCATCGGATTGCTAGTGCTGAGAGGAAAGTGGCCTAACGAATGAAGACCATAGTTTGCGTCTCTGATTTACAGATACCCTATCACGATAAGCGTGCAGTAGATAATCTTGCTAAGTTTATCAAGGCTTATAAGCCAACCGAAGTTGTATCTGTCGGAGACGAAATGGATATGCAAACCATATCCCGTTGGGCAAAGGGTACTCCACTAGAGTATGAACGTTCTATTGCAAAGGATAGAGATGAGACAACGCGAGTTCTTGAATCGCTTAAGGTTAAGCATATCATTCGCAGTAATCATACTGACCGCTTGTTCAATACCGTTATGCTTCGCGCTCCTGGGTTACTTGGTTTACCCGAACTTGACCTTCCAAATTTCCTGCGCCTTGGCGATATCGGTGCTACTTACCATACTAATCCTTACGAGTTAGCACCGAACTGGTTGCTGATGCACGGTGATGAGGGCAGTATGAATACGACTGGCGGTTTGACTGCGTTAGGTTTGGCTAAGCGAGCAGGTAAGTCAGTAGTCTGTGGACATACACACCGTATGGGTCTATCACATTTCACTCAGTCATACACAGGCGGTACGCCTAAGACTGTATGGGGTATGGAAGTAGGAAACCTAATGAACTATAAGCAGGCTAAGTATGT